TGTGTCTGCAAGGCGCAGTCTTAACCTTCTTTTTTCTGAATGGGCTAATAGAGGTATTAACTATTGGTCTGTAGAGCAGAAAACTCTGACATTGGTGAATGGTCAAACTACGCCATACACATTGCCAGTAGGGACAATTGATATTATGGATGCGGTGATACGAGACAGTTCTGGCACAGATACTTCTGACCAGATAATAAATCGTGTATCCATTGCTGATTACAATCAACTTCCAAACAAAACATCTAGTGGTAAGCCAAGTCAGTATATGTTGGACAGTCAAATAACTCCAAAGATTTATATTTGGCAAATACCTGACAGGACAACATATAGTATGGTCTATTGGGCTGTTAATCAGCTTGATGACATTACAGCATCTAATCAAGATGCAGACATTCCATATCGTTGGAACGATTGCATATGTGCTGGGTTGGCAAGTAAGTTAGCAATAAAATTTGCAAATGAAAAATTTACACTTCTAAATGAAATGTATGAACGCGCATTTAGCATTGCATCTTCGGCAGATAATGATGGTGTAAGTTTAAGGATTCGGCCTACTGCGCTGAACTTATCTTAATGGGGAAATACGCAAGAGGAAAAAAATCCTACGCAATAAGCGACAGAAGTGGTCTTCGGGTTAAGTATACCAAACTAAAGACGACTTGGGATGGCTTGCGTGTTTCACCTGAAGATTGGGAACCAAAACACCCACAACTTACTCCTGCTAAAAATGTTGTGGACGCAACTGCCCTATTTAATGGTAGGCCAGACAATGATCCAGAAAATGTTGTTGTCTATATTGGATTTACACAAGATTGGACAATAGATCCAAGGGCAAGGCCACCTGTTGGTGTTCCGTCTATAGGTGAAGCTGGTTATGTTGATATACACCATGATCGTATATTTAGTGTATCTGGCGTATCTGGAGCGGCTAATGTTGGAACGGCAATTGTATCTGATAATGAAGATTTAGCTGTTACTGGAACGTCTGGTACAGGAGCCATAGGTTCTGAATCTCTCGAATTAGAAATAAACGAGACAGGCGTATCAGGTACAGGTGCAGTCGGAAGTGAATCTATTGCATTAGAAATAAACGAGACTGGAGTTGGTGGTACAGGTGCTACAGGTACATCTACATTCTTTATTACAACAGATGCTCCAGTGTCTGGAGCTGGTGGCACAAGTGCAGTGGGAACTGAAGTTCCTGAGATAGAACTAACTGAGACAGGCGTTGATGGCACAGGCGCAGTTGGTAATGAAACCTTTGAAACAGAAATAGGTGAAGCTGGGGTTGGTGGTACAGGCGCAATCGGCAGTGAAGTTCCTGAATTAGAATTAAGTCAATCAGGTGTATCTGGAGATGGTGAGTCAGAAGGCTTTGGAGTTTCTGGCAATGGCAACATTCAATTGCTTGTTACAGGCATTTCGGGTATAGGTTCAACAGGTGCTGTTGGTGAAGAAGTCTCTGCTTCTGAAGCTATTGAGACAGGACTTGGCGGATCAGGTGCAGTAGGTTCAGTTAGTCTTGAAATTAGTCTAGGTTGGAGTGAAGGCGCTTGGGGAAGTGGTACATGGGGTAACTAAATGAATTACACAACATTAGTCGCAAATATTCAAAACTTTTTAGAAGACGACTCAACAGAGTTACAGGCATCAATTGATGAAATTATTAATCAAGCTGAAGATATGATTTTTCAGAGATTACCTAATCTCCCATGTTTCAGGAAGACTACAACTGCTAATTTAGTTGCAGGTACAACTGACTATGTAGTGACAGGTGCTAGGATGATTAGGCAAGTGTCAATAATTAGCTCAAATGTCGTATCATATTTAGATCATAGGGTTGACTCTTACTTACGAGATTATTGGCCTAATGCAACTACGCAAGGTACACCAAAGTTTTATAGCACAAAATCAGCTAGTGGAACATCTGGTACATTAGGTGGATCAGGTACTACAATCACAATAGCTCCTACACCAAATGCGGCTGATACTTACCAAGTTGACTATATTGCACCAGAAATAGGTATAAGTTCACTTAATCCTAACACATGGATTGGCAACAACGCTGAAAATGTGTTACTATCGGCGTGTCTATATGAAGCATCTGCATTTCTTAAAGCTGGAGAGACATTGGCGCTTTATAAAACACAATTTGACGAAGCGGTACAATTATTTGTACAAGAGATGCAACGCGATTATGCGGCAGAATATAACGGAGGTTTATAATGGCTATTACACAAGCAATGTGTACCCAATTTAAAAAAGATGTAATGCTTGGGTTACATGACTTAGACAGTGATACAATAAAGATCGCTCTCTACACAAGTAGTGCAAGTTTAGATGCTACTACTGATACCTACACAACATCTAACGAAGTTGCTAATGGTAATGGATACACTACTGGTGGAGTGACACTGGCAAATGCGTCTGTAATTGAAAACGGAACAAGCGGATGTTTTGACTCTGATAATCCTGAGTGGACATCAGCTAGTTTTACAGCGCGTGGTGCGTTAATATATAACGATACAGACGGAGATAGAGCTATCGCTGTATTGGACTTTGGTGGAGACTTTACAGTTTCTTCAGGTACTTTCAGAGTTGTTTTCCCTGCTCAGACAGCTAACAATGCAATTATAAGGATAGACTAGTATGGCTTCAACCTATGTAAATGACCTTCGCCTCAATGAGATGGCAACTGGCGATCAGTCAGGCTCATGGGGTACAGTAACGAATACTAACCTTGAATTAATTGCAGAGGCTTTTTCTTATGGTACTGAAGCCATAACGACAAATGCTGACACGCATACAACAACAATAGCAGATGGGGCTACTGATCCAGGTCGTTCAATGTTCTTAAAGTATACAGGTACGTTGGACTCAACTTGTACAATTACAATAGGCCCAAATACTGTTAGTAAACTTTGGTTCATTGAAAATGCCACAAGTGGATCTCAAGACATTATTATTAAGCAAGGATCTGGTGCAACAGTTACGATTGCTAGTGGTAAAACTAAAGTAATCTACTCTGATGGCGTAGGCTCTGGTGCTAAAATGGTAGATGCTTTTGCGGCGTTGGATGTTGGGTCTGTGTCAGTAGATAACATTACTATTGATGGCACTACTATTTCTAACTCTTCTGGTGACTTAACTATAGATGTGGCAGGTGACATAAGTCTTGATGCTGATGGTGCAGACATCAATCTTAAAGATGGCGGTACACGCTTTGGTATTTTGTACCAATCAAGTAATAATTTTCACATAGAATCTGGTATTGCAGACCAAGACATAAAGTTTTTAGGTACTGATGGCAGTAGTCAAATTACTGCCCTGCAGCTAGATATGTCAGACGCTGGTACAGCTATATTTAATCACGATATAAAACTAGATGACAATTCTGAAATTGTGTTTGGGGCAGATGGTGACTTAAAAATATTTTGTGATAATAGTGGTAACTACATTAGAAGCCAAACCTCTAATATGGATTTGAATGTTGTAGTAAATGATGGTGGAAATATAATTACCGCTCTGTCATTTGATGCATCTGATGCTGGTACTGCAATATTTAACCACGATGCACAATTCCCTGATGGCGCACAAGTTAGATTAGGTGCTGATAATGACTTAAAGTTACATTTAAGTGGAACAACAGCTATTTTTGGCGCACAGAATGGTGATATGCTCTTAGACAGTGCAGGAGATATTGAACTAGATGCAGGTGGTGGCGATTTCATATTTAAAGATGATGGAACGTCAATTTTTCTTATAAATCATTCGAGCAGTGATGTTCAGCTTACTAGTATGGTAAACAACAAAGACATCATTTTTAGAGGGAATGATGGTGGCTCATTTATCACAGCCCTCACCCTTGATATGTCTGATGCTGGTCACGCTAAATTTAACTCTAGTGTTTCACTTGTAGACAATGCAAAACTCAATATAGGAACTGGGTCTGATCTCCAGATATATCACGATGGTTCTAATAGTATAATATTAGATCAAGGTGTGGGCAACTTACATATTCGTGCAACTAACTTTAACCTTCTAAATGCTGATGGTAATGAAAATTACATGAGTGCAAATGATAATGGAAATGTAAATTTATACTACGACAATTCCATAAAACTATCCACATCATCAAGCGGTGTCACAGTAACAGGCACAGTAGCCGCAACGTCATACACAGGCGATGGCTCTAACCTAACAGGTGTTGGCGGCGGTGCAAGCGTTCAAGAATTTACCTCATCTGGCACATGGAATAAACCATCAAGCGGAACTGTGGCAATGATTACTTGTATCGGCGGCGGTGGCGGCGGAGCTAAAAATAATGCAAATATAGGCAATACTTATTCCGTTGGTGGCAGTATGCAAGTTAAGTGGATTTTACTTTCCGACTTACCTTCATCTGTAACTGTAACAATAGGGGCAGGGGGCGCACTAGGTTATCAATCTTCCGCAGGGGCTGGAGGTCATACAACATTTGGAACAGAGGCACTTGGTTCTGGAGGGCAAGGCGCAGAAGCTTATTGGAGTACCTTTTATAGTATTAACTATCCTTCTGGCACACCATATAACGCAAATATTCATGACGGCTTTCTTTCTGGAAACCAACAGCCAGTTCGCAGAGCTGGGGAT